GTGTTGTTTCGTTCGATAAAGAACTGGCAACCCTGACTATTACCGATACTGAAGACAGTACAGAGATCAAGCTGACAAGCCCTATGGCAGAAGCCAATCTAAAGGGATGCCATCCAATCCAAAACCTTGGTGCGGTAGAAACTTATACCAGGCGGTATCTGTGGGTTTCAGCAATGGAAATCGTTGAGCATGATGCACTCGATTCTTCTCCCCCAATGAAAGAAGATAAGGTCATCATTAGTCCCACTCAGGGAGCACAACAGGACATCCCAATCGAGGAATTAAGGTATCTTGAAGAAGTGGCAATAGAATTGATTGCCATGTGTGAGCAAGGTGATCCAAGGGAAGCCTTGGTTAAGTTGGATGAAGAGAACCTAGATAACGAGCAAAAGATCGCCTTGTGGACTCTTCTTCCCAGTAAAGTGCGTTCCGCATTAAAGAAAGCGAAGGAAATGTAATGGAACTCTGCCAAAAGTTGTTACAGGAAACTTTCTCTTATGAAGACGGAAATCTTATTTGGAAAAAACAAACTGGAAGACGAGTTCCTGTTGGGCAAATCGCTGGAAGAGATAATCATGGTTACAGAATGATAGGTTTAATGGGCAAAGGTTATCTATCTCATCGGCTTATTTTTATGTTTCATCATGGTTATTTTCCACCAGAAGTGGATCACATTGATGGGAACAAGTCCAACAATAAGATTGAAAACTTACGAGCTGCTACACATTCTGAAAATCTTAAGAATCAAAAATTAAGATATGACAATACTAGTGGTATTAAAAATGTTGGATGGGCAAAACGTGAGCAAAGATGGAGGGTGCGATTAACAGTAAACGGAAAAGATAAGCACATTGGATATTTTAAAGATCGTGATTTAGCAGATTTAGTTGCAATAGAAGCGTGTGATCTGTATCACAAACAATTTTCTTCATATAAAGGAGTGTTACATGGACAATAATCGACAAACTAGGGACAATTCTGGCGTTTTGTTTGCCAATGATAAGAAAGAAACTGATAAGCATCCTCACTATAAGGGAAATATTACTGTTGATGGCAAAGACTATTGGCTATCTGCATGGGTCAAAGAGGGCAAGTCAGGCAAATTCATGGGTCTAGCAGTATCACCCAAAGAAGACTATCAGCCCAAACAAGCCCCTAAGAAGGCAAGTTTTGAAGATTCAGACGACCTGCCCTTTTAGGAGAAACAAATGAACTATTACCCTGAACCAACTCCAGAACATAGGGCAATTTTGGCTAGTGCACAAAGAATTGACCACAATCCAACTGTAGAAGAAAACCTTGACGAGAGGATTCGTTATCTTGAATCGGAATTAAAGCGAGTGAAAGAATCAAAAGAAAGTCTTGGCCCATTGTTGAAGATGCGGATTCGAGACATTCGACAAGCAATGGATTATTAAGTTAATATAAACCCGAGGGGAGAGCTGTGCAAAGGATTTTCCTAGCTTGCGGTCGAGCAGTTTTCCCCTCACCCAATAGGAGTCAATAATGGATATTAAAAGTGCTTTCGATAGGATATTTCCTAACTTTCCACGAGTTAGGACTACAGACCCTCTCACTTCATTTGAAGCAGCAGAGTCAATCAAGCCAGTAGTCAACAAACACTATGACATCATTCTGGAGTGTTTACAGACCTATGGTGCGCTTGGAAAGGATGGCATCTCATCACTGACCAAACTAGAGAACAATCAGGTTGCAAGGCGTTTAAACGAGATGCAAAAGATTGGTCTTATCCATCTAACTGGTAAGACAGTTAAGTCCAACTCAGGACGCAACGAAAGGGAGTGGTCAGCATGATTGAACTACCACCGCATTCTAAGATTAGCTACCCCTCTATTCCGACTAAGGACTTTAAGTGGGAATCAGGATCAGATGTCCAGGCACTATGGAAAAAGCATGGATGGACTCCTCCTTCAGAGAATATGCCTCCTCCTCCGCCAGAAAGGGAGATTCAACCTTTAAGGAGGGTGAGATGACTGATTGGACTAAAGAGGAAGACGAAGCATTTAATGCTGTCGAGCAACAAAGCAACCTTGGTAAGCAAATCTTAAAAGCACAAGGTCAGCCTTATCATTTTGATACCTATGTTTCACCCTCACAAAGAAACCATGTTCTTGAGGAAGTAGCTTTAGAGTTTGACAAGATGCCTTTTGGTGACACGGCACAGAGTTTTGCTGCTTTTGTCAGGGGGATGAAGTCCCGTCCACCCTGTCATGGAAACTGTTACCAAGGCAGAACCTGCCCTGAAAGGAACAAATGTCTAAAGAAGCATTGAAGCTGGCATTGGAGGCGTTGGAAGATTTGGGAATGAAACACTATGAAAACACTGGCGAAGTTCTTTACAAAGAAACATTCACCGCCATTAAAGTTGCACTAGAAGCGGAGGATGGTTGGACACCTGAACGCATTGCAGGGATGGCCAGATTAAAAGAAGCTCAAGATAAAAAATTGGCACAGCAAGAGCCTGTGGCGTGGATATGGGAGAAAGAAGATGGTTACACATCTATTGAAACTCATAGCCTTAATCATGAGGATATGAAAAATGTTGGAGTTAAAAGCATGAAGCCTCTTTATGCCAAGCCTCAATTTATTGGTTTATCAGAGGATGAGATTCTTTCAATTTCCGCTGACTGTGCAGCTACTCATCAACACACGGACATCCACTTTGCCAGAGCTATTGAAGCCAAACTAAGGAGTAAAAATCATGAAATTTGAAATGGAATTTGGTATTTTCAATGACAAGATAGTTATTGAAACCAGTGACTTTGACATAATAAAGATATTCCAAGAGTTTGTTATGTTCCAAGAGGCTTATGGATGGGCGGTAAAGTACGAGGCTATTCCACCAGATGAAGATGAAGATGTAGATTTCTCTTTAGATTCTGAAGAACTACTGTAGGCTATTTTGCCAACAGGTAAAGACCGATATTTGAGCTTGCGTAACCTGCATAGACAATCGCCATGTGCGGGTTACCCTTCAAAAACTGCTCTACCGCTATGTAAGCGTAGATCAAGCCCGTCAAAGCAATTAGCCAAGCACTCAAAATGCACCTACATCAATTACTTCGCCTCTGAACTGAATTTGGTCTTCATCAAATTTATGGACGAGTTCAGGCCATAAAAGCTGACCATTGAAGAAGTTTAACACTGCAAAGCCCGATCTGTGGTTGCTTGGGTTTATCTCAGCATAAGTAAACTGAGGCCCGTCAGTCTCAGCCAATGTACCTGTATCTACCCCGTATCTACATCCATTGTAATCAGAGAATGGCGTTACCTTTAAAGAGTGCAGATGCCCCGTAACTACTGACACACCAGCATTGACTGTATTGTTATGAGTAGCATGAACACCACCTTTATATCGGTGCTTGATAATCACATCTTCGGTAGGCCATACTGCCCAACAGAATTCCCACTCGGTTATATGGTCTGTCAGTTTAAAACCCTGTACTTCTTTAAACTGTGGTGCGTGTTGCGCTAATCTATTGCCAAACCGAATATCGTGATTACCCCATGTAAAGCATAACTTTACATTGTGCCTAGCTGCTTTAGCGGTTTCTTCAATCTCACCAAGCGCACCCTGACAAGCCTTTAGTTCTTGAATGACAGAAGTCTGTGGTTGGTCAGTTACATCATGCCTCGATATAGACGCTCCATCAAACGCATCCCCGTTACATATCACTGCCTTAGGTTTGAACTCTTGGATAGCCCATAGAAGCCCTTTAAATGCTGTTGTTCGTTGACCAGGTATAAAGTGAGCATCTGAGAACACAATCACAGTGCCATCTAGGATGCCAAGTTCTACTTGTTTTAAAGGAGAGAATGACTTGGGTCTGTTTTTGTCGTAATAAGCACCACGATGGTCACTTGCGCTAAGTGCCATGTTGTATTGTTTTTCAATCCACCTTCTGCGTAGATGAACCGCCCTATTGTGTATCCCAAGATGTTCAGCTATCTTTGTCGCAGATTGAAGTTTCCCCCATAACTGGATGAACTCCATATCCGTACACGTTTCGTTATGTGCGCCCATTGGAATCCTTAGACAGTAACTTTTCTAAAAGGTTAATGACTCGATGCTCTTGCATTTCCACTTCATCTTGAGATGATTTAGGGTCTTGTGCAACAGTCATTAAATCGTGCAGAAACACATGAAGCAACTCATGTAAAGCAGTCTGATCCAGAGACTCAGGCGTGATCTTCTCAGCACCAAAATCACCTAATCTATAGGTAGCCAATCGAGCAGAAGTATTGAACTCCACAGAAGCCATTGCTGACTTTGCAGGTTTACTCCCCTTCTCTATTCTCCAATCACCCAAACTAAGCACTTGCTGCCACTTTCTGACACTTTGTGCAAAGAGTTTTGCGTCCTCTGGTGTAGGAATGTTAGTCATTTCAACACCTTATACAGTATTTATGACAATTTAATTTAAGATAAGAACAAAGCCACTTCAGCTTTGCGTCTTTTGACAAGCCCTGCCACTTCCTTACCACCTGCTTTTGTCCACATCATAAAAGCCTCGGCAGCACCATCCCAATCACCCCTATTAACCTTCATGCGAATAGTTGACCTCTGGTAGTTGCCTAACCCAGCGTTGTACGCAAAAGAGACAACAGCGTCGAATTTGCTTTGATGATTAGCAAGAGTAGGAGAAAGTCGAAGAACACCACGTTCAAAAGTATTGATGTCAACCTTGAACAAATCGACCAATTCATCTTTAGACCAGACACGATTGTCTTCCCCTTTTAGTTGGTAGTCAGACCTGATAAGCCCTGTGTAACCCTCTTTACGCACGTTTGGGAGGTTTAATTGGTCAGCATACATAGCGTGACCCCATCCGACAGTCCAAATAGCCGCAGAGCACCGATAAGGCTTGTTTCTGTAGCCTTCAAAGAAGTGCATCAGATGTTCGCCTTTTTCGCTGATTTTCATTTCTTAGCCCAACTTCTACTTCCGAACCAAAATCCTATAATTCCTCCCAACATGGCCATTTCATCAGAACTAAAAATAACGTCACTAATCCTAATCAAATCATCCATGTTGTTGACTAAACTAGGTCTGCTGTAAACGTAGTAAGCAATCCATGCGTTAATTGCACAGAGTTCAAAGATAAAGATGTAAGTCACGATAGGTCTTACAGTACCGACAAAGTTGACCACCCAAGTGCTTGCTCTTTCCATGATTTTCTCATCATGCTTTAGAGCAGCTTCTGTCATCTGGGCATCTGTTTGCATGGCAATTTGGTCTGTGCGAATCTCCTCCATGCGCTCTTGAGCCTTAAAGCCTTGAGCCATCATCTGTAGCTGTAACTCTACTTGGACACGAGCCAAAGCTAACTCATGCTTTTGGTCATCTTTGTTCTGAAAGAAGTCTAGGAGTTTTGGTAAACCTGAGATTAACAAGCCACCAAGTGTTGAGAATAAAGATAGCATTACAGTCCAATCCTTCCAAGTAGGAGATTAACAATCTTGTTTGACAAATCGTCAGGCAAGAACTTTAAGAAGCCAAGAAACCACAATGCCACACACCCGTAAACGAATATCTTGAGGCACAGGTCAAAGGTCTTCTGGTACTCATTCACCGACCACACCTTTTAGTGGTCTCACAAAAATCCATAAGCTCGTATATACCGACAAACACCAAGAACAAAACAAAGAATGTGCCACCAATGATGATGGCTAACTCATTCATCTCGTCTTCCTTCTCTTTAGCCTTCTTCTCTGCTCTCTCTAAAGCCCTAAGTTCTCTGGCATCATCTATGTCCATCTCAGCCTGACGAGCCTTAATCTTGTTCCAGACATCAATCTTGCCAGTCTGCATGAACAACATCTTCAACTCTTCCTCAAACGCTCTAGCTTGCTCCAAAGCCATCTCAATCTGAAGAGCCTGACCCATGTTTGAGCCTTTGTTCTTCTTTGACTCAATCAATGCCTTGGTAGCAGCACCTTTGGCATCAAACATCTTGCCTATCATCGGGGCAAGAGAACCTAAATCATTGGCTACCTTACTAGCCTTTTTCACCATCGAAATAGCGCTTTGAAGGCTATTTAGGGCTGAAATTGGGTCTAAAGGTATCATACGACCCCCTCTGGCAAGTTGTAGTACTCTTTTTCGCCAGCTTTTCGTGCCGCTACAGCATCATCTAAATCTTTATAACACCCTAACCACTTGTTCTTTTTGTTTACTTTTACATAAACAGTCCACAAACTACGTTGTTTTACCCATGAAATTCCCATGTGACCACTTTTATTATGGCTTGGCAGGGATAAGTTTTGACAATTATCGCTTCTGCTTACATCACGCAGATTGCACAACCTATTGTCATTCCTAATCTTGTTTTTATGGTCAATGTCTTGTTGCGGAAAAGAACCATAAACATACAGCCAAATCAATCTGTGAACACGATAGGATTTGCCATCAATTTTTGCCGTGTAGTATCCATGACCATTTGGTGCTTTTGCTTCTTGCCAAGGCTTAACGTTTCGTTTATTACCATAGCGCCAAAGTAGCATTCCACTTTCTGCATCATAGTAAAACAGTTCTTTTACTCTTTGTTGGTCTAACGGAATCATTCTTTCTCTCCCACTTAATGCAAACAACCCTTCGGTTGTAAACATCACCAGTCCAAGTCCATTTAATACATCGGTACTCTATGGTTGCCGCCAAGAGAAAGGCGATCACGGAAATGCCCAAACAATAATATAACTACAAAAAATTACAAAGACAAGAATCAGGACTGCCACCGAAATAGCGAACAGTCCGTCTTTCATTACCTTCTTTCAGAAAGGTTGTACTGTCCAACAGCACTTGGTGCGATTACCGATCCAAGTGGGGCAGATTGCTGAGAAAGCATACCGCCTACACGTTGCAGTAATTCTGGACGTTGACGCAACAACATATCAATTGCCGCCTGTCCACTAGGGCTATAGGCGGGGGGAATAATACCAACCGCTGGAATAGCAACTTGAGGCTGAGATAACAATCCAAATCCACCAACAGCAGAAGCCGCAATACGACCCTCTAAGGTTGATCTAGCAGTGTCGCCAAGAACTTGAACTGCCGCATCGGATATTTCCTGTCCTTTAGCACGACCCTTGGCAAACGATGTTTTGCGTCTTGTTTGGTCTTGTTGTCGAACAGCAGTAGAGAACTGTTTTGGAGTAAACACACCATTATCAGCACCAGAGTTAGCCGCAGCTACATTGATAACAGACAAATCACTATAAGCACTATCAATCCTACGCAACTTAGATGTTTGTTTAGGATTCTGGAAGTAAAGTTCTTTCTTGATAGCACCAAGGACTTCAGTTAAAGCGTCTCCAACCTCACGCTCAGATGCAGTAGCACTATTGGCATAGTTACTTGCTTTCTTGCGTAAATCAGACTCAATACCTTTGTAGGTTTGACCATCAATCTTTTGACCTGCAAACTTACCAAATACTACATCATTCAATGTTTCTGTAATCTGCTGTCTTTGGTTTGAATCTAGGCTTTTAGCTTTAGACAAAGCACCAAGAATATTGCTTGTGGTTGCAAAGTCCAAGTCAAATGACATTTTGGATAAAACATCATCGTATTTCTTAGATACTTCATCAGAAGCATAAGCAATTGCATCACGACCGACAACTTCAGCAGGCAACTTGTCATCAACCTTCTGTAGTGCTTTGTTAATTACGCCTTTGTTAAAATCAAACAAGACTCGTTGTCTAGCATTTTCAATGCTTGAGCCAATTAAAGGCAAATTCTGAGCAAATTCCTCTAATGTCTTAAATTGTCCACCAAGGGTTTGACCCGTTGTTGGCGTGATACCAAGATCACGCATTGTTTGCTCCGCTTTGGAGACTAATGGGTTAAGAACACGACCCGCACCCGCAACTACCTTTTCACCAATAGGGCCAGTAACTCCACCTAAAGCCACCTGTTCAGCCTTCTGCTCACCAAATGTGCCTTCACCAACAACAGGTTGCATAGCACCGCCAACAGCACCGCCAGCCACTGCTTGACCAACATTAGATAAACCTCTAGCTCTAGCTAATTGAGCTACACGAGCCGCAGGCACAAGACTTACGGGATTAAGAATATTGCCACCCAAACGAGCTACATCAAAGCCAGATTCACCTGCTTTTTCACGCTGTGCTTGATAACTTTGCTCTTCAGCTTTAGCCATTTCATCTACACGTTTTGCTTCTCTGAAAAGCAGATCACTCAAAGCATTAGGCTTAGTTCCACCCAAACTAGCTACTGCACCTAAAGCACGAGGAATCATCTGTGCGCCTGCGGTGATAGGGTCTTTTAAACCCATCATAAAACCAGAGGAAGGTGCTTTTGCTTGAGGAGCATTGCCAGCAATAGCTTGTTCTATTTCAGCATCAGACATCCCATCTGGAAACTCAACTACATCTTTTCCTACTTGAACATAGATAGCCATATCAATCCCCTTTTATGTTCTCAATTTTTCCAGTTTGCGGGTTCAAACGTTTTGTTGGCGTTTGTGTTGGTGTAACAACAGGGCTAATTGGTAGCTCAGTACCACCTTTAGCCGATTGTGTTTGTAAAGCCAAACGCTTGATGTTGTTTTGCACTTTCTTTTCTGCGCTCTTTAAAATACGCTTCATTGACTCAGGTTCAAGTCTTTGATTGCCAGCAACAACGTTTTGCAAGTATTTAAGTTCTTCATTAGAGTCGTTACCACCAAACTGTACCAAACGAGGAATAACAATCTCACCAATGTTAGCCATAAATACTTCAGTATTTTGTACTTTTTGTGGGCTACCAATACCAGTATATTTGGCTATGAATTGTCTTTCAGGGCCAATAGCTCCACCATAGATTCCCTGATCTAACAAAGAGAGAGCATCTGTGTAGGCGGTTTGCAAAGAAAATTGATTTTCAATATTTGCTACATTTGTGCCGATAATCGCACCAGCCTTTTTAGCCGCTTCACCTGTATCAACATTGATACCACCAATAGTGACGTTACCAGTGCCTTTACCAGCTCCCTCAACCTTTTTAGTTGCGTATTCAAGCATACGTTTTTGGAAAGGTTCAGTGCCTGGTTTCAGACCCGCATCAATCAATGTTTTAGCAAACTCTGAGTACTTCTGAGCATCAGGGCCTTTATATAACTCAAAACCAGTAACAGCATCTATTAAAGAATTTCCAACAACAACTGTTTTGTTTGGTTTTTCAACCTGTTGCTCAAGGGCTTCAAGTTTTCTAGTTGTAAGATTTAGTTTCGCATCTCTTTCTGGAGATGATGGTTGTTGAGTTAAGACATCTAACTCAGTGTTTAATTGAGCAAGTTGATTGGCAATCAAAATCTTTTCTGGAGTTGATTGAACACGCTCACGATTAGCCGCAGCAGTACGTTGTTGAGCCAAAGCAGTCTCGCTTTGAGCCTTGCGATAGTATTCTGCAAGAGCCATAGCACCTTGTTGATCTCCCGCTTGTGACAACATCTTGATGCCTTGCACCATAGACTCAGGATTAGATTGATCTATCTGTTGAAAGATAGTGTTTCTAGCACTAATCATCTTCAGTTGGGGGTCTTCAATGCCAAAAGCACCGCCAATAGCATTACCAAGCCCTCTAGCACCCGCATAGGTCATTGCTGCACCACGAGCCGCAGGGTCTAGTTGAGCAAGTTCAACACCCTCACGCAAAGCACTTCTGCGTTGTTGTTCACCATACATTTCAGGGGTCAGCCCGAACAGACCCGCTACGATATTTTCAGCCATGATGATTCCTTACAAATATAAGCCAAGGTCTTGGTTGCCATAATAAGTACCAGTACCAAATGTCGTTGCGGGCGCACTCATAGCCGTTGTTGCTGGCACACCACTAAATAACCCACCCACAAACTGACCAAGTGCGTTAGAAGAACCTACGCCACCTAATACTGTTGAATAAGGGTTAGTTGTTGCCGCAGGGCTAGTAGCCAATCGAGTACTAAACTCAGCACCAGATAAGCCTAAACGACCCACATTAGCACCCGCTTGTGATGCTTGTTGAGCAAGAGCAGTACTCATGCCAAAAGGTTGTTGTGCCATTTGCTCTAAGCCCTGAACCTGTCCCAAAGCAGTCGTATAGGGCGTATAAGCCGCTTGTTGACCACCATAGTACTGACCCATAGTCTGCGCACCTGTACCCAATAGACCCGCACCAAACGCAACCTGTTGTTGACCCGCTTGTTGAGCATTAGCCGCCAATTGAGCTTCTTGTTGCGCTCTAGCGTTAAACAAAGCCTGTAGTTCAGGAGTAGTAGCACCCAAAGTGCCACCTTGAGCAACAGATAGACCACCACGACCTTGTTGTTGGAGTCTGTTTTGCAGATTAGCCAACTCTAACTCACGACCAGGTTGCAACAAAGCCATCTGTTGATTGAGATAGTTCTGAGCGACATCTTGAGGATTCTGAGCTAAGTATTGATTGCCCAAACCAAACAAAGTTTGTGCGCCAGTTTGTAGAGGAGCAAATGCTTGTTGTGCGCCTTCAGCTTGTTGCAAACCAGACTCAGCCAACTTAACTAAGCGGTCTTGAGCATTCTTAGCTTCAGGGCTTAGTGTGTACCCTGCGCTTGTCAACTGACCCGTTACAGGATCAACTGCAAACTGTGAAGTACCAAAGCGAGTTGTCATTCCGATAGGACGGAAAGCCGCAGACTGTTTAGCAGCTGCAGTCTCAGCATCAATCATCTGTTGCGCTCTTTGAGCCGCTTCACGAGATGTTTGTTGTTGCAGAAGACCTGCCGCAGTCTGTGCGCCTGTCTGAACTAGATTGCCAATGTTTGTAGGAGTCAAAAGTCTATTGACTGCCGTTGGAATCAATGATGTTGCTATGTTTGTAGCAGTTGGTGTTAATGCAGAAGCTACCGCAGGTGCTACTGCCGCAGGAAGTACAGATGCCGCTGTTGGTGTCAATGCCGTAGCCGCAGTAGTAGTAGCCGCAGTTGTTGCAGGTGTTAATGTTGAGGCCGCAGTTGTTCCTGTAGCAGTAGGAGTTATCGCACTTGCTACATTAGGAGTTGTTAACAAGCCTCCGTTGTTTACACCAGTTAGATTAGTTAAGGTAGGTACAGTCGCACCAGTAGTTAAAGCACTGGCAAGGCTTGTAGCACCAGCAGTACCACCTGCACCACCTAATGCAAGATCATAAGCAGCCAATTCAGCCGCTGTTAAACCAGTAGTTCCAAGAGTAGCCGCACCACCTGCCGCAGTACCACTAAGCAAACCTTCTGTAATGCCAGGTATGCCGAAAGCTAAAGCACCAACAGCAGCTACTTTAAGAATGTCATCCTTCAGAGTGCTAGATGAAGCACCTTGTGTATAAAAAACAGGCTTACCAGATTCATCAAAGTTAACACCAAAACCAGTATTACCTTTGCCTTCGTAAGAGCCAGACCAAAGATTGTCTTTAGTTCTCTCACCATAACCAGAGATTAACTTTTCACCAGTCATGGAGTTAATAATTCCATCATCTCCTTTGGCAACTTGAGTAATGTCTGTAACACCACTCTTAGCCAACTCATCAGCCATGTATAAAGCGGCTTTTTCAGGAGGTAGTCCCCCTGTCCATGCCTCAGTAGTGCCTTGAGAAAGAATCTGATCTGCCAGTTTGTTAACATTTTCAGCCGTATAGACAGAAGGAGCAGCCTCTTTATATCGAGTTTGCACCTCTTGTACTGGTAAGCCAACAGCTTGAGCCATTTGAGCAGGGGTGACATTATATGTCTGCATTGCAGAAGCAATATCAGCGTCACTCATGCCTGGATTAGCAAGCAAGAAATCTATAATTTGTTGACTGGTTACGGCCATGATTGTTTACTCCGCTTCTTTAGGAACTTGCGCTTCAGCCTGTTCTTTAATCTTTACGATAAGAGGCCACACGCCACTACTAGAGGGCAACTGCCCCAAAGTTTGTAATACAAAGTTAATCTCGTTAACGTCTAACTCTAATTTCATGCTTGACCCCACGGAGTTCCTTGTGCCGTAACAGGATTCTTCTGCAAAGCAATATTAGCCGCCAGTGCATCTTCTGTGGCTTGTTTATCAACACCATTAGTCCATACCCAACCAAGGACTGTTTCTTGTGTGAGTTCTGAATATGGAATCGTTGGAGTTCCATCAGCCCATGAGCAAGTTGAATAGATAGAGGCTGTGTAGTCTCCATCTACTGCTGTGGCTTGCCAGTGAACACAGTTAACGTAGCCTGTAGCTACATCTCGTTCCATCGTGCTTATAGTCCAGTTTGTCATTTTGCTTCCTTCAAGGGTTGTGGTGTAGGCATAACACGAGTTATCACGCCATCTTTGGTTTGCTCAATAAAGCCGTTAGGTTTGATTTGAATGGTATTACCCCATGTTTGAGGCTTTGTTAAGTCAACTGTTTTGCCATCAATTTGAATCATGTTAGTCCTTACGGGTGTGATGCTTTGTAGGCATCAAATTCTGCTTTGAGTTCTTGAATAGCCGCAGTTAATGTAGCCACCAAGAATGATGTGTCAATGCCTTGGTATTTAGGATTGCCATCAGCATCCATAGCATCTTTTTCACCGCTTACGCATTGAGGCACAACTTCAGCCAATTCATGAGCAATGAAACCCTCACCATCAGAGCCGTCAACATTCCACTTATAAGTAACAGGATTAAGCAATGCCACCTTTGCCAATGCGCCTGTAATTGGTGCAATGGTATTCTTTAAGCGATAGTCTGAAGATGTGTTGTAAGCAGTTGCTGTAGTTGTTACAGATACACTTCCAACTTGAGTTCCAGCTCTACGAAATACTAATAAATCACCATCGGTTGAAATACGATTAAATTCAGCGGCTACGTTATCTCGTGAAGCTGATATATATCCTGAGCTACCAACAGCAAAACCGGAAATATTTCCCGAAGCTGGTGCTATACTTGTATTCTGCCCCACCAGCAAGTTACCGCTAGAGTCAATTCTCATGCGTTCAGGTACAGAACCACCGCTAACGCCTGAACCACCAGTTGCAAAGCCTAACGCACCTAATGATGAACTTTCTTGAATATTAAAAATAGCAGAAGCTGAATTACCAGCACCGCCTTCTAAATATAATCCAGCCATTGTGTTAGCTGTGGTACTTTCATTGCGTATGTTTATACCAACTATGTTGTAATTCCAAATATTAGCACCGCTAACAGTATTATTATTTGTTCCATACAGATTTTGCCGCATTGCTTGTGTTGTAGTACCAACTGAAAGATTACCCGTTGCTGTCAGAGTCATCGCCTGAGTAAAGGAGATAGCGTTTCCTGCTGTGCCTGAGCCTGCGTTATACCAATAGTGAATACCAGCACTCTGTGCATATCTAGTTGCTACGGCAGTTGCTGTATATTTCCAACCTGAGTTGTAATACGCATTTTGTGCGATGTTAATTCCTGAGTTACCACTAATGATGCCGTATTCAGATTGCATCGTTACAAGATTAGAAGCACTCGGAGTAACTCCCAAGCCTAGATTGCCTGAGGAGTCAACTGTGAGTCTAGTTGTTCCATCCTTATCAATCGTAAGAGATGAATCTGTATTTACTTTAAAGTTATATGAGGCATAACTTGTTTGAGTAAGTTTTAACTGAGCAGTTGAACCACTTACTTCTGATTGTAGTTTTGCAGATGGTGAACTTGTACCAATACCCAACCCTGTTGAGGTGAGGCGCATACCTTCGGCTGTTGTTCCGGGGCCATCGGTCGCCCTAAAAACAATCGATGCTGTGCTACCAACTGCTGACAAGTATGTGTTTCCATCTCTAGAATCTAATTGCCCATAATAACTTGCGCTACTTGGATACTGTGCCCGCAATCCATTTGCATTGGTGCTTGTAATAATTCCTGTGCTTGCAAAGTTAGTCCCATCAAAAGTAAGCGCAGAGCCAGTAGCCAATGCACTAGAACTAGATGCGTAAACCACAGCGCCTGATGTGAACGAAGTCAGGTTTGTACCGCCATTGGCAGTAGGAAGTGTTCCAGTCACACCAGTTGTCAAAGGCAAACCAGTTGCATTAGTCAATGTTGCGCTTGTTGGAGTACCCAATACTGGTGTCACCAATGTCGGAGAAGTCGCAAAGACAGCAGAGCCTGTTCCTGTTTCATCTGTTAAGGCAGCCGCTAAGTTAGCACTTGATGGAGTCGCTAGAAAGGTTGCTACACCAGTTCCTAGACCTGATACACCTGTAGCAATAGGAAGACCTGTAGCGTTTGTTAAGGTTGCGCTAGTGGGTGTTCCAAGGATAGGAGTTACTAGGGTAGGAGAGGTAGCAAATACTGCTGACCCTGTTCCTGTCTCGTCTGTCAAAGCACCCAAAAGGTTAGCAGAACTAAATGAACCCAAAGATGTTGCATTGCCAACAGAAGTGACTGCACCTGTTAAGTTAGCGTTAGTAGTGACATTACCCGCAGTTAAGCCAGAAGCAGTACCTGTGATGTTTGTGCCTACCAAGGCTGATGGAGTGCCTAAAGCAGGAGTGACCAAGGTTGGGCTATTGGCAAACACCAAAGCACCTGATCCTGTTTCGTCGGATACGGCAGAAGCTAAGTTAGCAGATGATGGAGTACCCAAGAAAGTAGCTACACCAGTACCCAAACCACTCACACCAGTAGAGATTGGCAATCCTGTGGCGTTTGTCAAAGTACCAGAAGCGGGAGTTCCCAATGCGGGAGTCACCAGTGTTGGCGAGTTTGACAACACTACATTGCCTGTGCCAGTAGATGTAGTTACACCAGTACCACCATTGGCAACCGCTAAAGTGCCAGTAATATCGGCAGTAGAGAGAGTTACTGCATCCCATGTAGCATTAGTGCCATCAGTTTGGAGATACTTGTTTGCGTTGCTTGTTTGGCTAGGCAAGAGGTTATTCAAAGCAGCAGTAGCCGTAGAAGCACCTGTACCGCCATCAGCAACCGCTAAGTCTGTGATACCAGTAATTGAACCACCAGTAATTGCGGCAGCAGAGTTATCTGTCTTCGTAGAGATAGCAGTAGAGATGTTATTGAACTCAGTGTCAATCTCAGTACCACGGACGATCTTTAACGGATCACCAGGAGATAAGTTATCCTTGGTGGCGAAATTAGTACTTTTTGTGTATTGGCTCATATCATTCTCCGTATTTCAAATATGCCACTAACATTTCCAACTCTTGTAAAGTTGCATAACCTTTGACTCGGTTTGCTTTCCAAGAAATTATTTGGATATTGTCTGGCGTGTAACCTTTTGTTGAATCTATGCGGTCAATACTAGGACTTGTTTCTCTAAATCCAGCAGTATTGAATTCTAATTTCATTCCAAAAATAGGGCAACATCCATCTTTAGGATAGATTGCCTTCACATCTTCAACAGTAATCGTATGCTCTCGGTCTTTGTCTTTTGCTCGTTGCTTCGATGCGTTTATCAGCATTTGTAGGCGATAGTCAAAGTCCTTCCTACGATTTCGCTGATATGTTCGAGAGTATTCAAGACCTTGTTCGTAATTTTCAGCCCTACGTTTTGTTTGATAAGCTAAATCACAAGTTCTACATTTGTATTGCAAACCATCTGAAGCCGCATTATTCTTTGTGTAATCAGTTAAGGGTTTATCAATTTTGCACCATCCGCAAACTTTTGAAGTCTTAACAACTTTTAGGAGTGCGCTCATGATATTTTCCCGTTCTTAGATTGAATCTCAATCTTCTGAATTGACAACTGCGTGCCGTTAATGGTGGTTTCGTAACCAGTTTGAACAATTTTTCCCGCACCAGAAGCATTCACATCTAGTGTCTTAATAAGCACACCACCAGAATACTCAGCTACTCCATATTCAGCAAGACCATACTCATAGTTCTTTTGCTCAGGAATGTAAGCATTGCCCGACAAATAGTTGGCAGCAAAATCAAATCCCCACTTAATCGTGACGAACTGGTCAGAGCCACCAATCACAATTGTCTTGATTCTTTTCAAGATGGAAATCTGATTCTGATTACCTAAATCTGCATGGTTGGTAAAGTAAGAAAACCGATAAGTTGATGTGTGATCTAAGAAACTTGCATACTTACCAATGTATCCATTCTTACCAATGTATAAATCACCATTGCGAAGCGAATAGAGGGACGTAGGAGCGATTGAATCCCACTTAGTGACCCTAGATGCACCATCTTGCAATTGCATCTTTGTATCGAAGCAGAAGACCTGTGCTGTTACTGGAAGAGTCAACAGATAAAAGGCATCCTTCTCTGAGTAAACAGACTTCAGATTAGCCAGAGTCTCTACTGCCAAAGAACCTATCAAGTCGGAACGAACATTCTTAGACAAGTCTCTCAAAGGAGCAGACTTCTCTTGAATAGTCCTCATTAGTGAACGAACACCCGAGTCTGACAAGAATATAACGTCTGTACCAATACTCTGAATTGAATCACGAGCAATACACCCAATAGAGCCTACTGTGTCGCTCAATTGAAGCGTAGCGGGTGTAGTAGCACCAGAGTAAACAAGAATCTGTCGTTTACCAAAGATGAATAAGAAGTCATTGTGAGCCGCCAAGCCCATGATCTCATCTGCACCATTAGGCCATACACGAGATACGTCCAATGTTCCTGAAGTACCACCACCCCATACATGACCTGCAATCAGGTCAGAGAAGGTAATCGTAACTTTATCTGTGGAAGTATTAGCCACCCACAAACGACCAAATGCTGAGATACAGATATTGGCTTGCGGAACAGTAGCCACATATCCTGTTTTTTCAGAAACTCTGCGATAAGTAGTTGTACTTACTGCGGGGTCAAAGATGAGTGGATCGTGTCCAGATTGGAAGAAATAAGTAATCCCATTCAGAGAAGCGCAATGCCAGTTGTTAGCCGTGAAAGTAGGAGCAGAACCGCCACCACCATAGGTCAACTCAGTCACTGCATTAGAAGTGCCAAGTTTGAATAACTTTAGATTCCCTGCAAACAGAACAGTCAAAGTGCCATCAGTTTGGACTAATTCATGAATAACAGTAACGTCATTAGCACCTAGATTGCCCGATGATGGGTTAACCCTTGTGTAGCCCTTGCGAGAGCCAACACGACCATATTGGTCAATCACACAATTATTGGCGACCAAAGCAAAGCCAGATGCCAAATCTAATGGCGAATCTTGCGTGTTCAGGCCATAAAAGCCTGGTGCGCTAATGCTTTGACTTTGTAGAGGAGCTGCCATTAGACCGCCACAAAGTTATCTTCAGGGTAACGAGTGCTTTCCAATGCAATAGCGTCAGATAGCATTCCACGGAACAAAGCATAAGCCTCATTAGAAGCAGTGCCTCCATCTTCACCACGCTCAATCAAGCCACGGGCATAGGCACTCTGGGCGACCAAATAGTCCAATACTTTGACTGAAGTGCCATCAGCAGACAGATTAGCCTGTGGGATAGTCAAATCAAACTTCAGTGTATAGACACCATCAGGAACAGGAAACAGGTCAATCTTTGTGTCGCCATTGTTATCTACACCACTAAAGCAAAACTCGCTCGGAATAGACTGTGAAGGTGTACCAAAGTTTAACTTGCGGTTCATGTCCGCAGTCGTGGTGTTGTCTAAGGTAATAACACTGGTGGTGTTAATAGCATCATTGATGCGAAACTTCTGACCCGCACCTGTCAAAGCGTATGAACTTGTGCCACTGGTAGTAGTAACTGTAATTGTTTGTCCTAAGACATTCCAGTTATAAGAATCTTCAATCTGACGCTTGGCATCATTGACAAACTTGCCAATTAATGCGGAATAGGAGGTTTCTGAGACTGTAGAAACATTAGTCTCACGCAAACGGGTGAGAACATCATTTACAAGTTCTAAGTAGGTCATGTTCGTTGCGCTCCCTGAACCTCAAATGTTGCAATAAAACTGAATGTACTAGCAGCTTCAGTAGTAAGTTGAATCCTATCGCCTTCTTCTAAAACGATGTAAGCAACACCATTGAATTCAAGGTATTCTTTAGAAGTTAAGGGATATGAAGTAAGAATATCTAAGGTTGTTGCAGTGCTTGCGTCATACCACTGAACAGTAATGTTTTTAGTCGAACCGCCAGTATTGTGAATATACATCACAGTAAACTTGGCGTAATAACCCGTAGGAACTGTATAAACAGTTGTCAGCGTTGCGGCTGTTGGGTTAATTCCGACTGAGATTGGTCTCACTTCATATTCCTCTTAGAGATCGCTTTAGCCTTAGCTTTAGCGTCTTCCTTGGACGTTGCGCCCCAAGCTCTAAGAGAAAGTAAAAGTCGGGTAGGCTTTCCATCTTTCATCTCAGCGCCAGGCATATTGCCCATACGTGCTAAAAAGGAGGCCCTTGCAGGGTTGTCGCCCGACTTTTTTGGGGCATTCAATTTGCCACCAGTTTCTGCATTATACGATGCTCTTCCCTTGGCATTCAAGCCCCCTTTGGGGTTTTGTCCTTCTTTTCTTTGCCAAGCAGGAGATTTCATTTCTTCTTTGCGGTCTTAGCCGCAGCCTTAAATGCCGCCTCAGTAGGAGCACCTTTAGAACCAACCTTACGCATCTTTTCCTTAGAACCAGCTTTGATACGTTCTTGTTTGGCATTGATGTTAGCGTAGAGACCTTGTTTCATATCAGTACATGATCTTGGCTGTGATTGTGCCAGTTACATAAACTGTGCAATTGGCTCTTAAATACTTAGGAGCGTTAGCAATAGTAATAATGCCATCACCAGTTAAGGCCGTACCAATAGTTGAATATGTTACCCCGTCCAAACTTCCTTGCAAAGCAACAGTAGCACTTGTAATGCCTGAAACTTGTAAGAATGCAGGTTGACCAGCATCGACTTGGACTGCGGTTGATGCGCCAGTAGCGACAACGGCATTCAAAAGTGTAATTGGAGCAGCTATAGCCATTATTTACCCCTTGTGGATTTTTTCATCATGTTGGTAGCAGTACGACCACCACGGGTAGGCATTGCTTTAGGCTTACCAATAGCAATCATCACAGTGACAGGCATAGACTTCTTTTTTCCATACTCTTTGGCTTCTTTCTCGCCTTTTTCTGTGTATGGGAATTTCTTGTTTCCGACTTGTGGCATATAAATCCTTATCGAACTAGCTTGGTTGCAACAAAAGAAATGATACCGCCAACAACAGAGGCGATTGCCATTCCAACGAAAAAGCCACCTTTAGATTTGTTTGCCATTTCTAAAAGCGTTTTAATATCTTGGCGAAGTGCGTGAACTTCTGTTTGAAGGGCCTCAACTTGAGCTTCCAATTTGCCGAACTCTCTTGGATCAATTTCCGACATTTGAAACCTCTTTCTTTGGTCTTCCAACCTTAGGTTTATCTTCGTCTTTCTTTGGAGTTTCCTCAACAAGGACGTATCCTTCATGACCTTTCATGCTATCAATATCATGCTGATAGATGAAAGTAACCAATGTTCCCGACTTTAAGCAACGAAAAGTAGCCATAAAAACTCCAAAAAAAGGGGGGTATTAGCCCCCTTTAATTAAACTGCACGACCAATGATTAAGGTCAATGTAGTTGATGCCAAGTCTACAGAACCTGCTGTAGGGTTATAAGTCACGATAGTAACTGTATTAGCGGCTGAAACATAGGCTCTACGAACCAAACCTGCCTCAGAAACGCCAACAGACATACCGATAACCATGTCGCCCAAAGCAACGCCTGGAACTGTAACTGTATCTGTAGCGGTTGCAGTAGTAGCTACTGATCCGCTATCAAGAGTGCATGAAACGTCCCAAGTGTCTGTAAACAAACCACGGAACTGGTCATTGCCCCTGCGGGAAACGACTGCTGTTGCTGCTGCCATAATAAATCTCCTTAATGTAAAAAATCCCCCCACCGATTAAGGCGAGGGGAAAAGGCAACTATTAGGCTGGAACTGCTAACGCAAATGCGCTAGAAGACAAAGCTGCACCAGTTGTGGCGGCTGTACGCATTGCTTTCACACCATAAAGTGTGTCAGATGTGAACAAGGTAGCCAAGAAGTCTTGCTTGTACTGAGTTTGTGAACGGATGCCCACTTGCTCAACCAAAACCATAGAGTCCTTGTGACCCATCAAGCAGATACGATCAGTGGTGGAGTTACCAGCACCAGTATCAGCATTGCTAGATGTATACACGGGGATACCATACAGTTGACCGATTTCACCATTGCGAATGGCATTACCATTACCCACAAAAGCCTGTTCTGTGTAACGGGCAAGACCCATCAACGTATTGCGGCTTGAAGGAGGAATGATAAAGAAGCGACCATCCATAGGAGTGTCGTTGTCATCCAAACGCTGAATAGTGCGACGAATAGCAGCGTCAGTCAATGCGGAAGCATTGGAAGATGTGCTGTTATAAGCAGTAGTACCATCACCGCCAATGAAGGCTTTGGTGGTAGTGTTGCTTGTTGCATAGTCGTTAGTACCGACAGTAGCACCATTGAATGCACGACCCAATTGGATCAAGCTAGTGTCTACTTGCTTGGCAAGCGCATAGCCCGCATCAGCAGTGTAGAACTGGCGCAAGCTGTTCAAGGCTTGTGCTTCAACGATGTCCTCAATGAAACGTGAATACTCAAAGTGTTGGTTAATGTTAACCAGAACTTCTGTCTCAGTTGCGGCAATCAGAGTAACGGCAGTAGATGCCGCTTTTGCTGAAGCAGAACCACGGGTAGGTGCGGGAATGTGAACCACATCGCCCTTCTTACCTTTGAAGTTCATCTTCATTACGATGTTAGCCAAAACAAGGTTTTTCTTGTAAGCGGCTACGATTTCGTCAGACCAGATTTCTGGAATGAACGTTGCTGCGGTGGTTACTGTTACCGCTGGTGTTGGATATGCCATGATTAAATCTCCTAAAACAAATTTTAACGAACCCGTTTCTCTGCATACGCCTGATAAATTTCATCAGCAAGCGAAGCATAACGATCTGGGTCTCTCAACTGAAGCTGAATAAGGTCAGCCCTTCGATATACCTTCTTTGATGATTCACCAGAACCACCTACATCAACACCTACTGCCTTTAAGTTCTGCTTGCGAGTTACCTCACCCTCATCACTTACTTGCTTACTTTTTACAGTGCGTAGCTGTTTATAGGTAGATAGCAATTCATTGGCTGAGTCGAAATCATATCCAGAATCGGCTTGCTCAAAGATCTTAATGCGAATAGGGCTAGACTTCACCCAATTTGCAAAGTCCTGATCTTTAGCAATTTCGCCAAAGTCGGGATGTTCTTGCGCTAACCTTTGCTGAATTTGCGCCCTTTTCATCTCTTGCGTAACTTGTCGTGCCGCTAGGATGTCAGGGTGATTATCAACAGTCCTTTGAACTGCCTTCTGTGGATTCTCAAAGAAATCTACTTCAGGCTCTTCCTGTCTAGTTTGCTGTCGTGAACCAAGGTTCTGTTTGATAAGTTCATCGGCTAACTTTCTGACCTCGCCTACTTCCTGTGCTTGCTTTCCAATTAGCTTTTCAGCCTCTTGGTGCATCCTCACAATCTCGTCTAAACTTTTATCCCTGTATTTCTCAGGAAGTTCAGGCTTTTGCGAAATCTTCTGTTCTTCGATCTCTAACTCACCCAACTCTTCTTTGTCATCATCAATCAACATACTTATTTCCTTTTCCTGCCGTCAATCGGTTGTAGGAGATTCAACTCGGCATAATTGCTTATGAGTTGAGTTTCTGCTCGGCTTTCAATCTATCTAAGTGACTTTTCTCGAACTTCCCATGCGATGATGGAAACGCTCCAGACCACCCTTCTAGCTTAAAAGCTGGTGCAGATAAAATGCGATGAGTTTCCTCACCACAATCACACACAAGACTTGTTGACTCATAATCAACAAATCTCTCTGTCTTATGCCCGTTTATACAGGCAAATTCATACATTCTTCTCATTTAAGTCCTCAAATGCTCTTTCGCTGACTTGTTTCAAGTTTTTCAGCCAAATTAGTATTGAATACTCGCCTTTTCTGAATTGTAGACTTTTTTCGTCTGCAATTGTTGAAATATTATTCAAAGGTTCAATCATTTTGTCAACATCTTCCATCAATTCTCTCCACCCTTGAGTGGACATCATGGAAAATCTCTCTTCGTAGTACTTCTGAAGTTCTGGATTCATTGTCTAGTCATCTGCTTTTCAACAATCTTAGCCTTGTTCTGAATATCAGCTTCTTTAAGCATCAATTCAGCAATCTTGACCCGCTTATCAAACTCTCGTGAAGCTAAAGCGTCATCAGTTGGGAGGTTCTTGGTATTAGCCGCCATACTCTTTGCTTGCAACTCAATAGGCATCAATTGCGCTTCAGTCAATAACTTTTGCGCTTCAGCCTTGTTCTGCTCTGCTTGAGTAGTTTGGACAGCAATCTGAGCCTGAGCCAGTTGCATAGCCAATTGTTGTTGCATCTGAGCTGCTTGTTGAGCCTGTGGGTCAGCCGTAGCCATCTTGTCTAGCATCTCAATCAACTCAAATCTGTTTGACAGAGAGGAATTAGCCATGATGCCCTTCAAAATGATAGGCAAAACAGGAGTATTAGGGCCAAGAGTCTGCAACAAAGCGATAAATTGCTGTTGCTCATGCTCTCTAGCAATGATACCAAGTGCTGCCGTAGGAATGAACTTCATGTCCACTGTAGGGTAACGCTCAGGATCGAACTGCATATAGCGATAGGCGGCTTTGGTGATAAAGGGGATCATAAAATCCTCTTGGAAGTTCACCAAAGTACGCTTGTATTTCTTGATAATCGAGGCAGTAGCCATCGAAATACCGCCCTGACCCGCATCTCTTGAGACAGCAGTAACCATTCCCTGTGAGTCTAAAGTGCCTGTTGCCATCAAAAGCATACGTTCAAACTCTTTGGCAGTTGTCAGGTTAGAACCATCTGTATTGCCGAACTTGAACGGGAACAGAATTTCATTGGGATTGCCGTTTGTCAGGATAGCTTTACCTGGCTTTACTTCAAACTTAGCACCCCGTGGTAAACGGGTAGCATCCATAGCCATCATTGGGCTAGTTGTCAGGGCAAGAGAGTCTAAGTGGCTACGCACTTGGGCATCAATAGCTTTTTGTGAGTTGTAAGCCTTCTCAACAGTACCACGACCCAACAAACGATTAGGAACTGTATCGTCCTGATATGCAAGAATCGGTCTGTCTTTCATCATGTATGGGTTCTTTTCAGCCTTCAGAAGAGTCCCATCATTGGCGATAACGACAATAGCCTCAACCAGATCGGAATACTCATCCTGAATACTGTCTTCAGGGAACAAGTCTTCTACTTCGCCATTTTCTTCATTCTCTAGTTGTTCAAGATACTCTCTAGGAACTAAACCATAGTAAGTAAGAAGTTTAACTTTATCGTCTTCGTACTGAGAGACTTCTTGTGTAGGCTCTAAGTCTGTATCCATCGAGTCAGTACCGACCTTTACCTTGCGGTAGATGCCTTCTTCTTGACCTTTAACGATCTTGTGGATGGATACATACTTCTCGATAGCCACACCCATACAGTCATCAATAGATGTTCCATTGGGGTCAAACAAGAAGTTACGGGGGTTAACAGGAACAATCTTGACTGCAATGCGGTCTTGTTCTACCACTCCGATAGCCGCTTGTCCCATTTGACCAGGTATTGCCTGAGTAGCGGGAACAAAGACTTTCTCTGTTTTGACAACAATCTCACCGATGCCCGTACCATAGATTTCTGCCAACAGTTCAATCTGGTCAATAGACTTGCGAATCTTGTCTACTTTGAAGTCTTCCATCAGTTGTGCTTTGATGGCAGCAACATCTAGGGGGCTACCATTGACATCACGAATATCGTCTTGAATGTCAAAGAACTCACCCTGACCAAAGATGGCTTCCATAATCTCGGCATGGCGTGTCTCTACGGCTTGTTGGGTAGCGGGGGTAACAATACGGCTACGCTCGGACTCTCGGGTCTTGTCTTGGGCATCCCACTCACCATTGAAGATACGCTCGTACTCTAGCCAATCATCAAGGCAATTGACATCTCTCCAATCCCTCCACCTGTCACAATGGTTGACAACAAAGTTAACTATCTCTTTGTCTGAGTCGCTAGGTTCTTGGAATTCCATTCTTATACCCCACTAATAATATCTACAGGTTGCCATTCCTCACTGTCATCCTCTTCCATGTAAGATGTAACAGCCAGTTGGTCAATGTAACTGAGGGAGTCAGGCAAGTCATCATGGACTCCTTGAGCAGGGAACAGGATTAACTGGTCTACAAACTCATCCCAATCTTCTTCCGAATTTAACACAATTCTGCCATGCTCGAACCTACCTTGTAAAGCCCAGATGATTCTGTCCGCTTTTTTTCTATTCCCGTGGGTCAAATCTATGATGTGAGCATAGGTATTATTCTTACGCATTAAGTCACTAAGATACGGCAAAACAGCGTTCTTTAACGCCCCCCTCTCTATTCCCACACTCAAAGGGCGGTAGTCCCGAATGGCAATCAGTATCTTAGAAGCAGTCTCACGGATGTCCCAACGCCCGTGTTCAATCTTCTGAACAAACCACTTCCCATCGTCTGTTACCTTGACGATTGAGATAGCAGACTCGTCCAGACGCTTCTTAGAGTTGGCTGCTTGTTTGGCAACTTCCTCGAATCCTGCAAGGTCAACAGCGATGTAATAGCTTCCATGTTCAGGTTCTACCCCGTATTTGATCCACTCTTCCTTGAAGATGTCCGAACCCGCATTGGTAAACGAAGCTAAAAACTCCTGCTTAAAAGCAAATGAGGATAGTGTTTTCTTTGCTGACTCTATTTCTGAACGATCGATTAGTGGATTGTCGGCAGTAGTGAAATGCCAAGATTTCCAGTCTGGGTCACTTCCATCTTCACCAAGTTTGTACAAGTCATGGAACCAATTTCTCCCTTTTGGAGTTCCCAGAAATAGAGCACGACCTTTTTTATCACTCAAACTAGCACGAATAACTTGCTCCCATGCCTCAGGTTTAATGTCAGCAACTTCGTCTAGCACCGCATAGGTTAGCGATACGCCTCGTAAGGTATCGGGACGATCCGCACCCCGAACATAGATTTTTGCCCCGTTAATCATGGTTATATCAAGGTTATTAACATGACTAGACTGAATAACATCTCGACCTAGATCAAGCAATAAATCCCAAACGATTTGTCGACTCTGCCCCATTGTAGGAGAGACATACAGCACAGCAGACCCTTGAGGGCATCTTAGGGCTTCGATAATCAATGTGATGGCGCATAACCTAGACTTGCCACATCGCCTTCCAGCAGCTACGATTTTGAATCGGCTTTTATCAGCAAAAACTTCCTGTTGCCAAGGTAGAAGCGAGAAATTTAAATCAGCCATTATGTTCCTGTAAGTATTGGGCGGCTTTCAAAAGCACTTCAGAACTGTCTTTTAGCATTCCTATGCCAACATTGCATGTTGCACATAAAAGTTTACGTATTTTCTTAGTATTGTGATTGTGGTCAACATACATCTTTTTGCCAACAACTTCTTCGTGATCTCCACAAATAGCACACTTGTAATCCTGTTCCAAACGAAGAACATTGTATTCATTTAGAGTTAAACCATACTTGCGTTTAATAGTATTTCCGTAGTATCGCTCTTTATTATTGTGATACCAATCTTTAGCTTGTTGGTCAATCTTGTCTTTGTTTTTTAGATAATGACGCCTTTTCTGTTCTTTTCGTTTGTCAGGATTATTAGCACGCCATTCGTTTAATTTCTTTAACTTTTGTTTTCTCGCTTCTGGGGAAGGAGATTTATCATATAAAGAAACACAAGCCTTGCACTTGTATTGGTATCCACGAGTAGTCGTAGCTGATTTATAAAAGCAAGAAGGCGGAAATTGACCCTTGCAGGCATTGCATTGCAGTTCAGTCATTTATGTCCTCTTTCAGAAGGATTGGGGTGTATTGCCACACGCACCCCACACGCGTTGAAAGCTCATTATGAGTCGGCTGACCTATATTCTACATCTTCTGCGGTCTCAAGGATAGTTGGTTCTTGTCCCAAACCAGTGATATTGATGGTTACGGCACTTCTTTGAGACTTGTCCTTTTCAAACATGCTAATAGGAAGAGTCCTATCAAGACACATCTTTAAAGCTACCAATTGATGGGGATGCTCATCATTAAGGGCTATCTCAATAACTTTCTGAGCCACATCCTTACCTCCAGACCTAATCATCAGCTCTTTAAGCTCCTTCAGACGTTGATGGTCTGTCTTAGGTAGTACAAGGGGTGGATTGTCAGCAAACCTCTGTATGGTCATCTTGACGCTTCCCTTGGGTCTTCCTCTTCCTCTTTTCAATTGTTCCACTTTGTTCCTTTGGAGTTGAATTTCACTTTTTCGGAGGATGGGAGGTACCACAAATATCTACCAACCCAACCTACCCCCTCCCCCCCCATCATCTCACCACCTACGGGTTTACCCTCATGTCTTTTTATACAGCTTAGGGTTTCTACCTAGGTACTTACCCTATAAGGGTTTACCCTGCTGTCTATCCTTACAGTACTGTCAATCTATCCAGTCACCCAAATGAGAATCGTTCGCATCTAAAGGTTATGCGTTTTTTGCATAAAGTGTGAAAGAGGGTGAAGCACCTTTTCCCATGTACTTGATGTTATTGAGAATCATTTGCGTTTACCCTTCTAGGTGTTTACCCTCTACTAGTGTTTACCCTTATAGACAATCTTCATTGGGACTGTTAGTTGTACTGCGATCTATATTTAAAGAATCCATTTCCATTTCAGGGCGAAACCCTTTGTTGTGGGCATACTGATATAGAGACAACACGTTCTCAAATCCCCTGGACAAATTTCCATTTCCCGCTGCCAAAAGAATCATTCTTTGAGGGTTTGACAATGTTCTTTGAAAGTACTTCGTTTGAGGGTTTGAGGGTCTTCCCATGTTTTCTCTTTAAATAAATTAAAATAATTGTACTTTATTAGGGTTTGTCCTAATAGTTTTTTCTTTTTTCGGTGCTATTCTTACTGTACTTTCAATTGGAAAGTGATCTTAATGGGTGTCAAAATGTGGATTAAACAGATCAAGCAAGGAAGCAACATTGTGGCTTTGTATAGCAACATAGTCACAAAAGAAGAAATATACGAAACGAAATGCGGCCAAAGTTTTACAAAGAATACTCACAAACTTTGTGACAAGCCTACTGATTTTTTAATTCCCAAAGATTTTGGGCCTTGGGATTTTTACGTTGGCACTGCCGACATTTGCAACAAAACCATAATTGGTAGTTATTGCTGCGACGGAGACGGAATTGTGTCTGTCGAATTGTCAACCGACGGTTTTATCCGTTTATACGATCAAGGCACTTATGTGCGTCGTCTCAAGTCTGACATTGATCAAGCAATGGTTCAGGCTACTCGCTATGTTCGCACACATTACAACGGCATTTATGAGGATGTTTTAGCATTTGATTATCAGGTGTCAGCGCCAGCAGTAAAGTTCAGAATTAAAAATTTATGACTATAGATTATGGCAATTCCACAAAAAAGAATTATTACAATACCAGAAGATTCTCAGAAATACTCCTCAGATTTACCTCGCAGTGAATGAACAATGCAGGAGTGGATTGAGGATTTAACGATGTATAGGAAATATAGGCACTGGCTTTCGGCTCGTAGCAACGTTCAATATCAGTGTTGTATATAAGTACATAAGAACTCGTATAGAGGAAAAGGAAAAAGATATACAAAAAGCTGATGATATACTTAACTATTTAAACAACTATGGCAGAGACAAACAAAAAGTTCACACCTGAACAAATCAGAGCATTCGAGGATAAATACAATCTCGGAGTAAACAATCGAGAAGCTATAGTAGAGTTATTTATGAGACAGCAAGAGCAGATAGATGAGATAGCGAAAAATCTTCATGTAGAGAAAACGTATTGATTCGAATGCGTAAGAGAATCATTATTTGATAAATTTAATAATCCAGATAGAACAAATTATCCATATTATTCTCATAATGCTCAACAATGTGCATTAATAGCAGTAGATGAAATAATTAAAGCATTACCGCCATTTGAATATGGTTTAGAATTTGTTGCTAAAATTGAATTTTGGAATAAAGTTAAAAAAGAAATAAAAGCATTATGAGAGAAGTACACAAGACATATATGGCAGAACTTGAAATAGAGGTTTTGCGAGAAAAGAACAAAAAGCTAAAACAAGAAATAAATCAATTAAAGGATTTATTAGACAAACATTTAAACATAAAAACAATAAGAATGGACAAAGAACAACAAAAGGAGTATGCAATTCAAATAGCCGAAAAAGTGTGCAATTATTACCAAATTAACTACGGGAAAATGATGTCCAAATACAGGGGCGAGGAAGTTACTTTGGCAAGACAAATGACTATGTACTTTACCAAAGAAAAGACTGAATTAAACGGCGAGGAAATAGCTAAATTGTTTAATAGGGATAGGACAACAGTATTGCACTCAATCCAAAAGATTCGTGGACAATTGACAAATAAGTTTGATGATACCATAAAAAAGGATGTTTTCAACTTAAATGTGCTTATTTAATTAGGTTATTAACACTAAAAGTATTAATTTTAAACTCTAAAACCAACCAATATGAACGAACAACAACTGGCTAAAAAGCCACAACTTTCGTACACGAAAGATCAAGTAGAGTTAGTAAAATCGCAGATTGCTCCAGAAGCAACAGTTGATGAACTAAAGCTATTTCTTTATCAAGCACAAAGAACTGGACTTGATGCATTATCAAGGCAGATTTATTGCATCCATCGGAACGTTAAAACGCAAAACGGATGGGCTAAAAAAATGACCATTCAAACAAGCATTGATGGCTTCCGAGTAATCGCTGAACGTAGCGGAAACTATGGTGGACAAAGCGAACCAACTTTAACCTTTAAGGAAAATGGGGAAGTTGAATCTTGTAAAATAACAGTCTTTAAGTTTAGAGGCGATATTCGTTATGAAGCTGCAACATCAGTAGTATATTTTGATGAATATGTGCAAAGGGATAAAGAAGGTAAACCAATGGGATTATGGAATCGTATGCCGATTGTGATGATACAGAAGGTGTGCGAAGCGGTTTGCCTACGCCGTGCATTTCCGCAAGATTTAAGCGGACTTTATACAGGTGATGAAATGGCGCAAAGTGATGAAAAACCAGCCTATATTAAAACGCACGATAATCTTGATGACTTGGAGTTAGCTATTGATTTATGCATTAGCACAAACGAATTAGCTGAACTTTACACATTGAATCAAGAATTAGCCGATAAAGAAGTAACTAAATTATTTACCAAGAAAAAACAAACTTTATGACACCATTAAATAAACTATGGGATTTAAGAGAAGCAGTTAAGTTCTGGAATTACAAAGTTGAAACAAGCTATCCTCAAAATGCAAGTGAAATGATTCATCAATTAAATTTAGCTAAGTATAAACTTAAACTACATAAACAAAAACACTTCCCAGAGTTATTAGATCAACCTAAAAGGGATTATGTTCCTTATCAAATGTTAGCTGATAAATTTGAAGTATTTGAAAACTATTTAAACGATTAACTATGCCTTATTCAACTTGCTGCGGAGCATATACCGATATGGAGGAAATTGGAATTTGTCCAGATTGTTTAGAACATTGCGATTGGGAAGAAGAAGAAGATGAGGAAGAATTAGAACAAGATAGGCAAAACGAAATAGCATTAGAACAAGAACAATTAAATAAACATTAAACTTAAAACAATGATACAAATTAATAATGCTGGATTATATATGGAGTACTTGGGTTATAGAGTTTATAGTAATGGTAGAATATTTAGTTTAACAAGAAATAGGTTTATTAAGGCTTTTGATGATGGTAATGGTTATCTTACTGTCAAATTAAGAATTGACAATAAATCAAAAAATGTTAAAGTACATAGATTATTAGCTATGTTATTTATACCAAATTTTAACAATAAAGAACAAGTAAACCATATTGACGGAGATAAGTATAATAATAATATCAATAATTTAGAATGGTGCAGTAGATCATATAATATGCAACACGCATACAAATTAGGATTAAAGAAAAAGGATAATTCTAAGTTTGTTGTAGATTTAGATACGGGAATCTTTTATGATTCAGCGAAGGATGCTGCGTTCGCTAAAAATATAAATTATAGAACTTTAAGAGTAAAATTAGCAGGATTTTATAAAAACAATACATCAATTATATACATTTAAAACAACAATTATGATAGTACTAAACATTTGCAAACAAGAAATTAACTGGAAAGAAGCTAAAAACGGCAAACACTACGCAAACGTAGCTACCGACTTTTTAAAGCAACCAGATGACAAAGGAAACACCCACACAGTATGGAACAATCAAACAATGGAGGAACGAGCAGAAAAGGCAAAGAAAAACTACTGTGGCAGAGGTAAGCAAGTTTCTTATAATGCACCAACAGGTAAAAAGGAATTTGCCGTAAACCAACAGGAAAGCGAGGATGACTTGCCCTTCTGATATTAACCCCCACGTTGGGCGATAACGTTAAGCGCAAATTTAAACCTACAACTATGATTGGTAAAAAAATAATAATAAATAAAAAACATCCAATGTTGTGTAGAGATGATAAACCAATAGACATTGAATGTACGATATTAGACAAGATATTTTGTCAAGAAAAAATAACTAAATATGTTGGAACATCTGATGGTTATTATGGTAGAGATGAATTATTTAGTGTAATATCAGTTACAAAGTATTTAATATGTTATGATGTATTTGATAGACAAGAATTAGAAATAATTAAACCTAATGAAATAAAAAAAGTATTAATTTAAAAACTACAACTATGGGATGGAAATCTACAACTGATATAACAAGAGAAGATGCTATTGCATTAATTTTTCAACATTTATCTAAAGTCCATTATATGTCAAATACACAAATTGAAGATTTACTTGAAACACTTGGATTTGGTGAAGATTCAGATAAACCTTATTTTGGACATAATTTTAATATTATAAACTAATAAAACCTACAACTATGAGCCAAACAACACAAATCGCAAACTACCTAAATAAGGGTAGAAAATTAACCCCTATTGATGCTTTAAACAAGTTCGGATGCTTTAGATTAGCAGCACGAATAGCTGATCTTAGAAATGATGGTATGAACATAAAAACTACCATTGTTAAGCTAAAAAATAAGAAGCAAATAGCACAATATTCGGTTAATTAGTTTAACTTTGTACAAAGGTGTCGGATACCTTATACTAACTTATTGGCTCAAAGCTGAAACCCTAATCCGACTGGGGTGGAAGCCGAGAGCCTTTTTTATTTTTATGGCAAAAAGATTTACTGATACAGAAAAATGGAAAAAGCCTTTTATAAGGTCTTTAAAAGCCCCTTACAAGCTCCTATGGTTATATGTTTGTGATGACTGCGACCATTCTGGGATTTGGCAAGTTGATATAGAAGTTGCACAAATAAGGATTGGCGAAAAGTTAGATGAACAAAAAGCATTAGAATATTTTGGGGATAAGATAATACCATTAGAAAATAATACTAAATGGTTTATTCCAAGTTTTATTGAGTTTCAATATCCAAGCGGTTTAAGTGAAAACAACAAAGCGCATACAGGAATAATCAAAAATTTAGAAAGGTATAAAGAACAAATTGAAAATTATAAGCCCCATACAAGCCCCTTGCAAGGGGACAAGGTTATGGTTATGGATAAGGTAATGGTTAAGGATAAGGTTAAGGTAATGGTAATAATGCCATTTGAAAGCGAAGAATTTTTAAATTATTGGGAAATGTGGAAGGAATTTAAAAGAAAACAATTTAAGTTTACATACGCTACTCCACAGAGCGAACAAGCAGCTTTAAAAGACTTGGTAAAACTATCAAATGGAAATGAACAAATTGCACTACAAATAATTGAACAATCATTAGCAAAAGGCTGGAAAGGTTTTTTTGCAATTAAAAACGAAACAAATGCAACAGGAATTAGCAACAATCACAAACCAAATTTTAGTGAAAGAGAATGGGATGCCCTTAGAAATTTACACTAAACTTGAACCAGATGAATTAAAGGTTGCAGTTGCTTTAGAAACTATGAGTGTTAGCAGATGCTCACCTATTGAGGTAAAAGAGCATTTAAAGACCTGTATTGCTTTAAGCGGATGTCAAACACCATCTATTGATTCCTTTCAATTTTTATGCGAATTTGTAATTAAGAACTATGGCAACTTTAAACTAAAAGAACTTGGAGTGGCTTTTGAACTTTACGCAATGGGCAAATTATCAGTTGACAAAGCAATTATGTTTACCCCTAAATTCTTTGGTGATGTGATGGCAGCATATAAGCCAATAGCTTTGCAAGTAAGACAAAAGACCTATGTAGAACCGCAACCAATAGAAGTACCTAAAATCAATGATGACGAAATTATAGAAGCCTTGTACGAAAATTGGAATAAGTCGGCTAAAAGAGGCTGGGAATTGCTAAATACAATGGCTTTTGATGTACTATGGAAACGAAAGGAATTAAACAAGGAAAATCTAAGTCCAGATAAGGCAGACCAGATTAAGAAAAAGATAATAGCACATTACAAGGTAACTGCTAAAACACCTAAAGACTTAGAGAAATTAAATAACGAAATATTTATAAAAAACGAGTGCAAAAGATATACTTTGTACCTATTTTTACAAAATCAATTATGAAACAATTAACATTTATTTATGAATTGCTAAAGTTTACGCTGATTAGTGTTCCTTTAGCTTGTTGTATTTATTTAACGGCACATTTATACTTTGAAATAAAACGATTATTGAGATGACAGGAATAGACAACAACATTGAGGTTAAATTAATTTATTTAGATACAAAAGAGGAAATATGGTTTAGGTCAATAGCAAAGGCGATAAGGTTTTTAGGTACTGACTACAAGACCATAATGACCTATATGAACCCAATAAACAAAAAACGATACAAGCATAACGATAGATTATGTGTTGTTAGATTGAAAAAGTAACCCTAATTTTGCTTTATGCCATTGATACCTTTACCAAAGTTGTTAGAAAAGACCCAAAAGGTAGTAAATGCGTACATAAGG